GGGGCTCCGTTAGTTTCAATAGATGCAGATGTTGCGATACTTTCTATATCAAATTTACCAAGCGGGGGTCAGGTTGTAGTACCTTTACTAGCATCCGGTGGAGCGCGAAAAGTTTTGAAAACTATCACAGCCGGTATCGATTTTATAGCATTTACGGCGGATGTTTCTATAGACCAGAACAGTCATGGTCTTTTGACCGTATCAAAAATAGGTGCATCAGGTGCGGAAAAAATATACATGAATGCAATCTCATTTACAGCAGCGTAATTCGTTTTTTAGAATCTTTCATATTATATTATACATGGGCTTAAAAATAAAAAACCTTAGTATAATATAATAAATATGTCTGGTGGTATTGCCCAACTCGTTGCAATCGGTGCCCAAGATGCACACCTCGTCGGTCAACCCGAAGTTTCTTTTTTTAGATCTAATTACAAACGTCACACAAACTTTGCCCAAACTGTCGAAAGACAAGTTGTCCAGGGCAACCCTGCCACTGGTGGTATGTCTACCATCAGGTTTGAGCGTAAAGGTGATATGCTCGGATACGTCTATGTTGCGAGCAGAGCCAACGAAACACAAAATTTGAAAGATTATGTCAGCAAAGTTGAACTTTTAATCGGTGGACAAGTCATCGACACGCAAGAATCTGAATTTATGACTGATCTTGCACCAGTTGTGATGAATCAAACGAGCTCTAAAAGCAACTATAACGCGTCTACAGATTATTATGTCCCACTCAGGTTTTCGTTTTGCGAAAACGCCCAATCCGCGCTCCCATTGGTCGCGCTTCAGTACCATGATGTTGAATTGAGAATTACGTGGGGTTCATTGACCGTAGATGATATGGAAGTGTACGCACAATTCATCCATCTCGATACTGATGAACGTATGTCTATTTCGTCTACACCACAAAATATGATTGTCACACAAACCCAAAAAGCTATTGCTTCCAAATCGAGTACACAAGAACTCAGCTTCAACCACCCAATGAAGTATTTGGTCGCCAAAAATACAACTGGTGCTCTCACGACTGCTAAGATGAAATTACAAATTAACGGTACGGACGTTTCCGATGCCAAGTCTGTCAGACCACACTTTACGTACACACCAGTTTACTACCATACACAAAACGCCACGGCGAGTAACGATGTTATATTGGTTCCATTCTGTCTCGATACGTCCAAGCTCCAACCAACTGGGTCGCTCAACTTCAGTAGACTCGATTCTGCGAGACTCGTTGTTGAAGGTGATACGTTTGAAGACAACGTCTATGGTGTCAACTACAACATCCTCCGTATTGAAAACGGTATGGGTGGTTTGATGTACTCGAACTAAATTATTTTTTATAGCCATATATTATAAATGTTCTGGCAATTAGTTTTTCTTACAGCTTTCATTTTTATCATTACATATGATCCTAAATCCGGAACTTTGAATCATCTCGTCGACTCTAAACAACAAGAACCCGAAAAAAACGCGGAGTGTAAAGAGGGACATTACCAGGAGATTCAATTTGCTCAAATGGGATACGACTGTCCAAAGGAAAACGGTGTACACATGGGCGCGATTATACGAACTTAAAAACTTGATTATATAATTTAATACATTATGTTTACATTTGATCGAGATACTGCTATTATAGTCGCTATTATTATGTGTATAGCTGCTTCAGTTTACATGTATAGAGAACTCAAAACTACAAAAGAAGAAATGGAAGGTGTCAAGGGTATGAATGGAAAAATGGCTTCATTTTTATCAAGAGTCAGGCCAATACAAATTCCACAAACAAGTTCGTTAAATGAACCTGTTACACCAAAAAATGTCACTTTTAAGACAGAAAACGAAACCCAAGTGGAGGATGAATCTGAAGAAAATCAAGAAAGTGAAGAAGATTCTTCAGAATAATCATCTCGCTCAATTATAACTTGCAAATGCGCAATGAAGAAATACAAGGCAATTGCAGTACCCGTAACGTTTACTGGTTCTAAACCAAAGTTCCTCACTGTCCGAGACCGACGATTCAAAGATTGGATTTTCGTTACCGGAGGGTGTAGAAGAAAAGAAATACCCAACCCGATAAGATGTGCCCTACGAGAATTGGAAGAAGAGACCAGAGGAGTTGTAAATCTCAAGAAAGGTGAATATACCGAATTCAAGTTTGTGGTAAAAGAAAGTCCGGGTGTAGACTTAGAATATAACGTGTTCATATTTTTCGTAAATTATACACAACAGGAACAGGTAGATCTCGTTAAAAAGTTTAACGATGAAAAACAAAAAACAAATTTAAAAAAAATACAAAAATTACCCATTAAAAGGACATTTGACGAGAACGATTATATGAATTTTGAAACGTTATCCGAATTTAACACGAAAAAACAATGGGATAGGATCGTTAAAAACGTACTCCAAAACCCAGAATTTTATGCGTGTGTGACTTCAGTCAATAGAAAAACCTTCTCTATTAAATAATGAAGTCCAAGTCTTATATATTATCGCAAATAAAGGATTTGTTAATTGAACGACACGGGTATACAGAAACTAAGGCGGAAAGGTATATTGAGGTCCACGCTAACGATAAAGTTTATGAACTTTTAGTACTTAAAAAATCTTTATCTGAACAGGAACAGTACCCAGAAATATCGTTTAGAAAAACGATATGGAGGCATCACTATGATAGTGATGAATGAATATAAAAAATAAAAACTAGTAATTGGTAAGTATACGTCATGTTTAAACAATGGTGTAAAGAACAGGGGTTCTCAAACAACTCCAATGTATCACATGTGCTTATGGACGGTGGTGTCCTATCAGTGCCATTTGATAGATTGAACGACTTTTATGAAAAGTGTGTAGAAGCTTATACTCTCCGAGAGAAAATTTTTGTCGTTGAGCAGAAAACAGAAAATTATAATTTTTTCGTAGATCTCGATTATAAAGATGAAACCGAATTAACCGTCACCCAAATAGAAAGTATATGTAAAATTATTTGTGATAAAGTTAATAAGTTCGAAGGTGCAGGTAACGCCTTAATATCTATAGCAGAACCAAAACAGGTTTCGGGTAAATTAATAAAAACAGGTGTGCATATAAACTGGGAAGGTTTTACGGTAAATAGATCTTCAGCAATAGCTATAAGAGAACATATTATAGATACTCTAAAATTGGTTTACGGTTCGGTCAATTGGGAAGATGTTGTTGATTCAGCTGTCTACGGTAGTTCCGATAGAAAAACACAAGGAAGTGGTTTTCGAATGCCCTTTTCACATAAACGTGCTAAACATGAAGAATGTTATGGTAAAGGTTGTAAAGGGTGTAATCACACGGGTAAAGTTAGTCAGGGTGAATATTTACCATGTTTCGTTTATAAAGGTGGTATAAAAGGACCTTTCACTTTACTTGAACCTATATTACCACACCCAGATATTAAACTTTTATACATGTCAACTATACGTAGCCAAAGTAAAGAGCCGAATATTATAGAGGGTAAAACAAATTTTCAAGGTAAAGAATCATCTTTTACGCACGCGGAAATAAAAAACGAATTCAAAGATCAAGAAGTTATATGTCTTTTACAAAACTTTGTCAATAAACATCTCGAAGGGCAGACAACTGCGCGTATTACCAAAATGTTTGAATCTAATGGTAACTTTTTGGTTTCAACAAATTCTTTTTATTGTGAAAATAAAAAATGTAACCATAACTCTAATCATGTATGGTTTCATATACTAGGAGAAACAATTACACAAAAGTGTTTTTCTACTACTGAAATAATGAGACATTTTGGATTTTGTAAAAATTTTACGGGTAAAAGACATAAATTACCGTCTAAAATTACAGACCAATTATACAAGGATGGGATTGTTAAAAAGCATGTAAAACCGTCTAAACAGGATTTTTTTGGTAAAAAGGTTGAAAAAATAGAAACGGGTGATTATAATTCAGACACAACGAGGATATTCTCTAGTTTCATTAACAAATATATGATGGAAACTGGAGATGTACATGTATCCAGGATAGAACTAAATAAACCAAAGACTAAAAAAAATAAGTTTAACGAGTATTCTATTCACACTACTTATACGTGTACAAATTGTAACACAGCTAATGTTATTTTTAACGTCACGAACAAGAAAATAAAACAGGTGTGTAAATGTACAAACCGCGAACATTTTCTCCCGGAAAAAATAGTAACTAAATTATAGAACACAATGATATCTGTTATTGTTTTAGTAGTTGTAATATACTTCGCATCTTCTCTAATAACCACGAAACAAAATAACGTAGTAGAAATTAATAAACTTATACGAAAATCTTATAAATATTCAGGACTAAACCCATCTATACACAATGAATTTATAGAAAATATCAAAATGGCTCTAGAATATAAAACAAACATAATTCTATCTAAAAAACTCATGAATAGATCACTTACAAATCTAGATGAAATTGCACTTAGCTCGGTTTCAGGAGATACGAACCTTTTAGAAGATATAGACACTATTATTAGTGATTTGAAAACAAATTTTAACGAGTTATATACGAATTTACAGTCAGAAAGTGAGTAAAATACTTAAAGGAAATGTATATATATTAATTATATAATGGTCTTAACTGTAAAAACACGTTCAGGGAGAGTTTCAAAAGCACCAGTGCGACTGGAATTGTTTGAAGATGTAGAAGATGATTATAAACAAGATGAATACGATACGGACGAAGATTTGTTAAATTCTGATGATGAAGATTTTCTTAGTGATGATGATATTGAAAACGATGAAAGTGATGAAGATGCTGATGATAATGGAAATTTAAAAGGGTTTGTTGTCGATGATACTGATGAAGATGAAGATTACTCCGAAGAAGAAGAAGAAGAAGAAATAAGTGAGTAATAAAGAGCTTAAAAAAATAGATACTTTTTTTATATATGGAAGCTGAAGTTGGTACACCGATTGAGTATAATCCAGAAGAATTCATAAATAAAAGTAGTAATAATTTCGATGAACCGGATGAACCGGATGTTGATGAAGAATATTATCAACCACCCCCACAACAACCTGTTTATTATACCCCACCACCTCAACAGGTGGTAAAGAATGATATATTCGAAAATATAGATAAGACGGGGTATGTTATAATTTTTGTAGCATTTCTATTAGGGTTTTTCATGGGTAAAACTATGCAGCCTGTAATACTCAGACCGGGATAAACGATTTACCACCTATCCAATTGTACTGAGAAGGTGTTTGTTGACCAGTAAATGTACCTATTTTACCTGTTACTGGTTCAGTAAAATATGATCTACTTACGATAAGTGGGTCTTTAGACATGTCTTTAGCAACTTGTGATGGTGTAATTTCTTCACTATTACCACCTCCACCACCCGTTTTACTTTTTTGATCTTTGTATACTCTAAAAAATAAAACAATAGATATCGATACGATAAGAATGGTGATTATGTTTAATATAATACTCAACATACTTACTTTTAAATAACAATTTTAATTTACGCTTCTTCTGGGTCTTCATTTTCCTTATTTTTTGATGTTACTTCCTCTTCTTCACCAGTATCATCACTTTCCTTAATCTGTGCATCTTCCGAATTCTCGATTTGAGATTTATTAGCTTCTTCGACCGCTGCAACATCAGCTCGTGATTTTTCATCGTCAAACTTTTTCATAGCTTCTACCGATCCGAACCCTCTTTGAGTTGCTTCTTTTTCCAACGCGTTCTTGATATCCAATTCTCTCTTTTCACGCACAGCTTCCTTTTCCTTCTCAACGATTGCATCCGCCTCCTTCACAAGATCTTCCATGTCAGCATCAGGGTTTTCCTTTTGAAGACGTTCCAAAACTTCACCGGGGTGACTGATGGGAGCCTCGTCAGGTTTCGTGTAAAACCTTGAATTTTCATCACCTCCTTTATGGTATACGTCAGATCCTGGTGCCTTAACAGCCATCATATCCTTCTTACGTTCGGCAAACATTTGTGCGGCTTGAGCTTGATTTTCTCTGTACCCCGCCATTAACTCTTCTAACTTCTCATCCGCCCC